GTAATCCTGCCTCGCGTTATTAGCCGTGAAGTTAGCGAGCGCATGGGCAAAAGCGGATCTTCTCTGTTTTATGTCGTGGTCGAGGTGGAGTTCGATTTTGTCTCGTCGCACGACGGAACTAAGCATACGGTAAAGACGTTTGGTGAGGCTATGGATTCAGGAGATAAGGCTACTAATAAAGCTATGTCGGCAGCTTACAAGTACGCAGCCTTCCAAGCGTTCTGCATACCGACAGAAGGTGATAACGACGCTGACGCAACCACGCACGAAGTAAAAGCGCATACGCCTGAATTTACAGACAAACTTATGCAGATCGCCGGAGCAACAAAAGAAACGCTGAGGGAAGTTTATGAGGCGTTACACACGGAATACAAAGGCCAGCCTGAGCTACAGAAAGCCATTGTGGCCGCTAAAGATCAACGTAAAACTGCACTGGGGATCAAATGAAAGACAAACAAAATTTAAATTTTCCTGTTGTTGGAATGACTTTGCGCGATTATTTTGCAGCACAGATTTTGCCAACGACATACAAAATTGTTTATGACATGATTATAAATGGCAGGATCGAAAATGATGTCGATGAAGATCCAAACGATCACGAAATAATTGCTACGCTAAAGGCTTATGAAGTTGCCGACTTCATGCTTGACGCAAGAGAAAGTAAGGTTTGGAGAAACATACGAAATAAAAACAAAAATGAGTCCTAACAAAGCAGTTGAATTTATCTACAAGCACTCCGAGCTGATTGCCAAGGCAAAAGCAGAGCGCGTTTATCTTGAGGAATTTCGCAAGGTGAAGAAGGCTTTGCTCATGCAAGACATGGAAGGATCGGTTGCAGCTCAAGAGCGTGATGCTTACGCGCATAAAGACTACCAAGAGCTTCTGAAAGAGCTTAGAAGGGCTGTAGAACAAGAGGAGGCGTTGAGATGGAAGATGATCTCGGCTCAGGCTCACATCGAGGTTTGGCGCTCTCAGGAAGCCTCTAATCGCGCGGAGATGAAACTTGTATAGGAACCAGAAGCTGTTAGAAGCCGTACGTGAGTTTGAGTGTGCTCTGTGTGGTATCGAAGACGGAACTGTAGTAGCCGCGCACAGCAATCAATTACGCGACGGGAAAGGAAAAGGGATAAAAGCACACGATTACAGAATTGCAGCGCTTTGCTACAGGTGTCACATGGCTATTGACCAAGAACATCGGATGAGCAAGCAGGAAAAAAAGGCGGCGTGGGAAGAAGCGCATCGCATAACAATCGGCTGGCTATTTCAAAGAGGAAAAGTATGGGTTCGGTGAACAAAGTTTTACTTATCGGAAACGCTGGCAAAGATCCAGAGACTAAATACACAGACGCAGGCACTGCGGTTTGTACGCTGACACTGGCTACAAAACACAGTTGGAAAGAAAAAGACGGTCAGCGCCAAGAAAAGACTGAGTGGCATCGCGTTGTCTTTTGGGCAAAACTAGCTGAGATTGTCGATAAATACGTCAAAAAGGGCTCCCAAGTTTACGTCGAAGGACGAATTGAAACCCGTAAGTGGACGGATAAAAACGGGAACGAAAAGTACACGACAGAAATCGTTGCTGACCAGATGCAAATGCTGAGCAGCAAAAAAGAGGTTGAAGACTATGGAGCGCCCTTCTAATGGAGCAGGGAACCGAGGAATGGAAGCTCGCTCGGCTTGGGAAGGTGACAGCTTCTCGGGTATCTGCCGCAAGAGCAAAGAAGGGAACAGCCGCTCGATCAGACTACATTGCAGACATCATCACAGAGCGCCTTACAGGCTCTCCAATCGAGTCTTATACAAATGCTTATATGGAGTGGGGAACGGCTAACGAACCGCTAGCAAGAGCTGCGTATGAGATTAAAACGGGTGTTTGGGTGGAGCAGATTGCTATTGTCAATCATCCTACGATTGAGTCGTTTGCAGCGTCACCTGATGGTTTGGTTGGCGACAAAGGGTTAATAGAAATCAAATGCCCTAAAACGTCTACGCACCTAAATTGGATGATAAAAGGCGAACCACCGACAGACCACAAAAATCAGATGATGGCTCAGCTTGCCTGTACTGGTAGAGAGTGGGTTGATTTTGTTTCATTTGACCCACGATTGCCCGAGCACCTCCAGTTGTTTGTCGTGAGGTTTGAGCCAGAATCTGAAGACATTGCCTTGTTAGAAGAAGATGTAATGTTTTTTTTAGAAGAAGTGAAGATAATGGAAAGGAAGCTAGCATGAGCTGGAGAGACTTAATTGCCGAGCAAAGAACCCCGCGAACCTTCAAGCCTGTCGAGGAAATCTGGCGACAGTACGGCTGGAAACCGCCCTCCACAGAATGCGAAGACACGATCGAAAAGCATAAAGCATTTCGAGCCTGGAGCCTCGGAGAACTGGCTGTCGATCATCAAGGAAATCAAGAGCAGTGATAGATCGGAAATTACGCAGGCTTATGAAAAGGTTATGCCGCTGGTCGTCGAGGATTGGGCTCACTGGCTTTTATCGAAGCCTAAGACTCGGAGGCTACCGCTCATCGAGCAGATAGCAAAACACCACGGTGAGAGCGTCGGCCAAATGGTGAAAGACGCTCTTATCCGGCTGCATAAAGCATAGACTCGTCTCGCCTACGCTTTACCAATCCCGGTAACTCTTTACCAGCAGCTTTTGTCCACATCATGAATGCTTGCGCGGCTCCAGCGTAATCACCACGGTTATGCCGCATTCGGATCGTCGATCTTTGAAGGTTTCCTAATCCAACATTGAACCCAAAGCTGGTGAGCGCATCAGCGCGATTAGGAGTAAGGCCAGCAGGACATAATCTGCGTACGCCAGCCTCAAATGTCTGTAAATCCGCCGCAAGAATCTCATCGACTTCTGCCATCGTGAGCGTTCTATCCCATCCGCTCGGGATCGGTAAAGAGAGTCTCTCTTCAAACTTCACCCTTATGTGTGATGGGTCGATAACGTGGCCTACGCCGATTGTCCACAGTCTCGCAGGACAGCGGTAAGGTCTAAGCCTTACGCCCTCGTGATGCTTAAGCATCTCAAGAGATTTACTTTGCAAATGCGCGGCTTCCAAAGTGGAATGCAATGATTGCAGCCCAGATCTGCTGCGTCTCATCATCCCAAAGCTGATTGAGCATTTGATCGAACGGTACGTTCATTGTCCACGCGTACCAGAATCCTGCAACATCCACAAAAACTAATAGCGCAAACATGCCATAAGTAATCACCGGCCTGACTAAAGCCCGAAGATTCTTCACCCACTGCGAAACACCGTCGCCAAGGGCTATATCGTGCGCGTAGAGCGCTTTCATCTCGTCAGCTTGCGCTTGTATCTGAACTTGTTCCGTTCGTATCTCCTCGACCCTCTGCTGCGCTGCAAAGCCTTCTTTTGCCAGCTCTAGCTCGCGCTCAATCTGCATCTGCGCAAGCTGTAGCTCGTGCGCTTTATCTTTTGAGTCTTGCCAGATGTCAAGCAACCTGGGAACGCCACCGGCCAGGAAGGAAAGAAGCGACGAAAGCAAAGTCATCATTTCTTGGTTAACCTCTCGCGCTCTTCGAGCAGTCTGACTTTGACTTGCAGCTCGTTGATATGCTGCATCAGCTGTTCTTTCTGCATTGCTCGTTTCTCTGCGCTGATCGGGCTATCAGTAGGCACACCTTCCTTCGTGATAAGCGCCGGCATGGAACCCTCGATCTTTGTCAGCCGCGTTGAGAAGTCTGCAACTTGACCAAGTAACCAAGCTAACGAAGCAACGATTACGGGAATGACAGCCTTTAGAACGTCTGACCAATTCATTTGTCTTGCTTAGAATCTAGCTTGTCAAAGATCTTGCCAAGCATCACTTTGATTTCGTGAATGTCCGCTTCATAGTCTTTTTTTAGCGCATACGAATGTGGCAAATCTTTCTCAAGATCGCGCAGATCGCGCTGCATCTCTTTTACGGCTTCCCAAATGATCCGGAAGATCCAGCCAAAAAGAGCTGAAACAGCACCGAAGGCAATGTTAAGCAGCGTTTGCGAGTCCATAATGCTTGAGATTCCTAGCGAGTCGTTCATCACCCGGCGATAAATCCACCGCCGCTTGCCCGTATCGTATCGCTTCGTCTTTAAGCCCGAGATTATGGGCTGAGATTGCCGCTAAGTCATAAGGCTTAGATCCCCATACTTCAGGATCACAGGTATAAACTAGTTCCTTATCTTTGATCTCAAGCGCCATTGTAGATGCGTGAAAACATTCTTTCCACATTGATTTCATGTAAAAGGACATTGCCGCATCAACCCAAGGCTCCCTCGTTCCCGGAGCTTCTGCAATAGCCATTCTGTACCATTTAAGCGCTTCCCACGGGTTTTGCTTGTGGTCATAAGCCTTGCCAAGCAGACGCATCGCATAGCATCTTTCATTCGGCCATGTAGCCTCTGGCATGTTGAGATAAGTGTTCAGCGCGGTAATCGCCTCATCCCAAAGACTGTAAAACGTCAGCTCACGCGCAAAGTAAAAAGCATTGCGCGGTTCGCGTGGATTTTCCTTAACAGACATGCGTAATAGGTCAAGATACTGACCACGGCTCTTAGTCGGATCTGGATAATGACTTACCAATAGCTTGTCGGTCTCGGCATATACTTCTGTAATTCGTAGATCAGGAATTGGATACTCATGCACAGGGCAAAAAAAGGAATAGCCGTGGCGAGCAAAAATCTTTTCATACCTAAAGCGGATTCCATGCCCCCAATCAAACAAATAGCGCAAACGAGTTGTTTTACCCAGTTCCCATACTCTTTCAATTTCATCGCGCCAGCCTTCTTCTAAAACCTCATCTAAGTCTAGGCTAACAATAATGTCAAAGTCTTTTGGAGTGAGAGCAATAGCGACATTCCTTGCTGCGTCAAAACGCCAAGGAGATATACAAATATCGTAAACCGTAGCACCGTATTCTTTTGCTAACTCAACCGTTCTATCCGTGCTTCCCGTATCGGCAATTAAAATTAGATCAGCATCTTTAGCTGAATCGCAGAACCTTTTAACAAATTGTTCTTCGTTTTTTGAGATTGCATTAACACAAATTTTCATGTTTTGTCCTGTCTATGTTGTTGTGAACTCACTTATTTGGCTAGTCGCAAATACTGTGATTTGCTCGGTAGTTACTGGAATTGTAATTGTAATTTCTTGTATAGGCTGTGCTTCATTACCCCAAGCACTCTCCACCCACATCCTGCCTTCATGCTGCCAGTTCCACTGCCATCCTGCTCTGTCTTGTGGCTTAGGATCACGAATGATCCATTCCCAGTTTAGCCATACAAGTTCTTTGTCAGCAGGAACCTCTGCCGGTGGTGCTGGAGCCTGTTGCCAGCCTTCTGTGCCATCCGTTTCAATGCTTGGGATAGACCCGTTCTTTGTCCAGTATTGCATGGTCTACCTCATAAGGTTGGGAAGGCTGATGTTGGAGGAGTGAAGTTGGCTGTGTAGCGAGCGTAGCCTTTGGTGACTCGTACATCTTGCATGTAACCTGTCCAAAATTCTGCAGCATTATTATTAGCGCCAACAAAAATAGGCGCTATTGTTCCAGAAATATTCACTGAGCCAGTATGGGTTGCTGTCTGCGTAACACCGTTTACAAACATCCTAGTAACACCAGAACTTCTAGTTACCGCTACATGACACCACTCATTAAGATTTACGGCCGTATTACCTAATATAGATATAGGAACGGAATCACCAGCTCTAAATAATAAAACATTTGGAGAACCTGATCTCGTGCCGAAATAAAAATTTACGGAAGTAGCCCAAAAATAATAACTACTTATGATTACATCATCGCCACTAAGCGCAGTTGGATAAATCCACGCCTCTAAAGTAAAATCACCAGTATTGAAAGCAAACAAATTAAACTGGCTTGAGGGTATCGCTAGATAATCCCCCGTCCCACCAAAGTACATGCTCCCGCTTCCCCACTTAGCAGAGATAGCCGTACTTATCTGAGCATTCCCCACCGTCTCCAAGTCATTCTTAGACGTAGCATCGTAGATACCAGCGTTGGTGAAGTTGAGTAGTAGGGATGTGTTGGTGATGGCGGTGAGTGGTGCGGTTGGAACTGTGTAAGTTGTTCCTGTATAAACGGCTGTGCCTTTTACAACACGGAAGTCGCTTATATTTCCTAAATAATTTACACCCCCATTTAAGGCGGCTGCAATTGATACAGAGCAATTAACATTGTAATTAGTAGCGTCTGCTACTGAGTTTTTTCTAACACCATTCAAATAGCCATACACCGTCCCAGACGATCTAACAATGGCAATATGATTCCATTGATTTGATAATGTTGACAGCGTAACCCCTAATAAATCAGCATTTGCAATTGACGTACCATTTGATATGCCAGTATACCGTAACCAATTACCATTGGTACCAGCTCCGTTATCACCCCATATTATAATAGGTGCGGTCGCAGGGTTTATAGATGCTGTACTGCCATCGTTACGAAAATCAAAAAGGCACTGCCTTGTTGCCCCTCTAGGCGTATACAGCCAGAACTCAATAGTAAAATCACCAGCACCTAAAGCTAAATTTGCTGATGTTGTATTTGGGTTTATCCAATCCCCACTACCATCAAAATACCCACTCCCACCATTGGTCGCAGCAGACCACGATGCAGTGGGGTTGAATGGGGAGAAGGAGACTACGGAGGGGCTGCCATAAATAGTTGGATTGACAGCATTAGTGCTTGTATCCAAAAAACGATTTGATTGGCAGGTAAGCAATGCCGTACCACTTATAGCGGTTAATGGCTCAGTTCCAACACCGGCTGGTGGAATAACAACGGACCCAACAACAACCCTCAAATTAGATAAATAACCAATCCATGCCCCAGTTCCATGACCATTACTGTTTAACGCACCTACTGTCATGCTTACACTTGAATAACTACCTGTACCAAATGAAACCGTACCCCCACTCGTTGCGCCATTTAGATATAACTGAACCGTGCCATTTGTAATGGTTACTGTTACCCTTGTCCATGTGTTTGCAACAACTGCTGAAGTAGATGTAGAAGCGCCCGTATTTACATTTCTGAAACGAATAGCTCCACCAGCATTCATATTTAATTGCCAGCCTTGCTCTGGCACACCATTTATATAATAATAATATCCAGCAATATTTCGGGCAGTAGCTATGTCCGTTGGGTAAATCCATACATCAATAGTTGCATTTGTTGTTGATCCAAATTGAAAACTTGCGTTAGTACCAAAAGCTAGCTCATCCCCGCTACCATCAAAATAATTCCCCCACCCAGTCTGTGAGAACGGTGAGAACGTACCCTGTGTCGTGTTGCCGTTGCGGGTGATGGTGAAGTTATTGGTAGAACCGTCTAAGAACGTATTGTTCTGTGCGCCATTCGTACCATTGCCAGGAAGCAGTAGCGTGGTGTATTCAAAATAGGGGTCGGGAATAGCTGCGCTTATCCCGTAAATTGCCGCAATCATTGCAGTTAAATTGCCTGCCATGCTAGGTCACTCCTGGCCCAGTTACCCACCAAGTATCTGTAGCAACTTTGATTAGTGAAGCCATACCTTTAGTGGCTACAGTACGGTTTCCTGTTGTTCCGTTGGCTAGCTGAAACGTCACGCCAGCACCAGAGATCGTTAAGTTACCGCTGTTGTTGTTGACAACAAGAATCGTGGTGCCAACATCTATCGGCGTTGTTGCATTTGTGTTGACTGTAAGGGTCGCAGTTGAACCGCCTGTAAAGTAAATGTGCTTACCTGCGTCGCTTGCAGCTACTGTTGTATTGGTGCTTTGTGGTGAGCCGATATAGCCCACCGAGCTAATCGGCATTGTGCTGTTCTTAAGCAACTTGCCCGACGTGCCATCATAGACTGCAAGCACTGAGTCAGTAGATCCACCAGCAGGACCAACCACATCACCCGTACCTGATCCGGCTAATGCCATCAAATTCCAATAAGTGGTATTCGTTGGCAAATTACCCGTCGATGCCAGAATACAAATATAGGTCGAGTTGTTGTAACTGACCACATCATTAGCAACATAAGCCGTTGCGCCACTGTAAGCACCTTGCCAAATAAACGAAGTACCATTAGTTCCGTTTGTGCCGGCTTGCGCTAATAGGGTAAAGTAAGTCGCGTTTGTCGGAAGGTTGCCTGTGCTTTGCAAAATGCAGATGTAACTTGACCCGCTGTAAGTCACCACATCGTTTGGATAGTAAGTGGTTCCTCCAGCGTAAGCACCTTGAAATGTTAGATTTGCGTAAGGCAATGAGTTCCACGCTGTAGAGCCGTTTCCAACTTTAAATTTAGTTAAAGTTGTATCGACACCAACTTCCCCAGCCGCCATTGTTGGGTTTGCCGCTGACCATTGCCCAGTTGTACCGCGCCTCATTTGAATTTGAACTGGCATTTAGGGAGTCCCTCCGTCAATCGGATCAATTGCTAAATAACTAGAATCAGGCAAACCACCATCTAAATTAGGGCTTCCCCCACCACCTCCAGATACGTTCACCGTAACGGCTGAACCAGCGGCTGTAGCAACAACGCCAGAACCGGTAAAGTCAAAAGAAGTAACGCCAGAAGTAAGAAGCGAGCCTTCATCATAAACAGAGATTGAACTACCCCCACCTCCAGCCGGTCCTGTAGGCCCGGTCGGGCCAGGAACGGTTGACGCAGCCCCTGTCGGACCTGTACTTCCGGTGGCGCCAGGAACTCCTTGGCTTCCCGTAGGCCCCTGAGCCCCAGTTGGACCGACATCACCTTGAGCGCCTGTCGGGCCTTGACTTCCCGTAGGGCCTTGACTTCCCGTGGGTCCAGCATCGCCAGCAGGACCTTGACTTCCCGTCGGGCCCTGTACCCCAGTTGGCCCCTGATCCCCGGTTGGGCCTTGTCCCCCCGTAGGGCCTTGGGCTCCGGTAGGTCCAGTGTTTCCAACTGCCCCCTGGCTTCCCGTTGGACCCTGGCTTCCAGTAGGTCCTTGCACACCGGTTGGGCCTTGCCCCCCAGTTGGGCCAATATCACCCTGCGGACCCGTAGGCCCGACTCCAGCAGTTACGTTTACAGTTACCGCATCCCCCACGGCTGTAGCAGTAATGCCAGATCCCGTAAAGTCAAAAGACGTTACGTTTGTTGTTAGTGTTGTACCTTCGTCCTTAACCGTAATTGCAGATCCACCACCCCCGGCTGGACCCGTAGGCCCAGCGGCTCCCGTAGGCCCGGTCACAGAAGCTCCCGTGGGGCCAGTACTTCCAGTGGGTCCGGGAATCGTGCTTGCATCTCCGGTTGGTCCCTGAGCCCCGGTTGGGCCTGTAACCCCCTGCGGACCTGTAGGCCCGGGAACGGTTGATGGAGCACCGGTAGGGCCAATATCACCCGTAGGGCCTTGGGCTCCGGTAGGCCCGGTTTGTCCCGTAGCCCCTGTCGGACCGGCTACAGAGGAGGCAGCTCCGGTAGGGCCTGTAGCACCAGAAGGCCCAACCACCGGGCCAATATCGACCCAAGCCGATCCATTCCATGTGAAAGCAGATGAACTCATGGATTCAATACCACGTAAGTATCCCCAGGTTGGTTCCCTACCATTGGCAAATCACCAGGGTTATTTACAACGCCCTTCAGTTCAACCCCCGAACCCGCAGCTCCGGTCGGGCCTGTAACGCCGGCAGCACCCGCTGGACCGGTCGGCCCAATCACTCCTTGGTCAACAATAAATGTTAATTGGTTTGGCTGATCTATCGTCAAAACGATTTCGTTCTGCGACGTGACACTGACACTCAATTTGTTACCCCATTTGATCTAACGAGAAATAACAAAAATATGACTAAATCTTGTGCAGGAGTTGCTCCACTCGCAGGGATTGCAACTGTAATATTTCCTGAAAATCCTACAGGATTAGCCGCGTTGATATCCAATTGGGCATCGTTGGAAACAACAGCCCATGTCGATTCGTCAATCACTAAAGTAAACGAACCTCCAGCAAGATTTAAATTGGAGATTGTAAGATTTACAGGTGAAGGAGGGGGCGTATAGTCAGCTATATCAAACGTCAAACCATATCTAGAGTCTCGGACGTTGGAAAGCTGTCGGCGCAGAATTTGGCTTGTAATGGTTGCGCCCGTTAAGTTTCTTGGCGTTCCATCCGAATTATTAAGCGTCAGATTCCAGTAAGTTTTCTGGTTGTATACCAACTCACCGGCAATGATTTGATTATCAAAACCGCTAACTTGCGTCAGCGTGTTTTTTGAAAAGATCGCCATGTTCCCTCACTCGGTAAATTGACGTTCGCTAAGCACTCTCAGCAAACGGTGGCTATCTTGTTTTTTTAATTTTAAGGCTGATTCTCTAAAGCCGCAAGTCTGCTTTCAAGCATCTCTATCTTTTCAATAAGACTGATAAGCACCATATCCTTAAGCATCTCAAACTTTGTGTTGTCAAACGTCAACGCCGGCTCATCAGTTCCAGGCACTAATTGATGTTCGCCTAGCGGTGTCTTTGGTGCTGTTTTCACAGCGTCTGGCAATCCTTTCCCAATCTGTTGAGCTGTATACCCCCAAACCTCGCTAGATGGTTCATGCGCCCATTTCCAAATGACGGGATTGCCAATCTTTTTTAGTGTAGCTATTGGGTCATCAATCGGGATTTGACCCAAGACATCTTTCATCCTTGCATCAGAATACAAAGCGCTCCAAGTCGATGTTGTGCCTCTCTGGTTAATGTAAACACCACCAAAATAACCACCATATTCGGTGTAATAAACCAGATTCCCGTTTGTTGTATCGTTATTCTCAGACCCAACAAAAGATTGCAGCGTCGCAGTCGATTGAATGTCTCTTATGCCTCTAACTTGAGTAGAGCCATTCTTCATCCCTTCCACATAGTTATAACTAACATATCCAGAAGTAATTTTGCTACCTGAAATATTTGGGATGTCTGATGCTGACAATGTGCCAAAAGTCCCATTCCCCTTCAGGAAGTCTGACGATGAGCCGCTAGGCTGATTTATCGTTGTTGATCCATATCTAAAAGTTCCTGAAGTTATGTTGATGGCATACGAACCATTACAAAATAAAACTTCACGCGCCGGATCAAAAAATCTTCCACCGGCATAAGTTGTGCTATTTCTATATCCGAGTGAACCCCCGTATTGATTTGAACTTGGGTCGTAAATAGATCCCGCTACTCCTAATCTAACATCTCGACCAACCAAAGAATCCCAAAGACACACTCCTCCAGTTACGGTGTTGTCTAAGGTAGTTATAGATAATCCATTTGCAAATTTATTTGATGCTGAATAATTCGGCAATTTTGCTTCAATTGCTTCTGCATATTGATAAGAACCAGATGTGACAAATTGCGGAGTTATTGTTAAAACAGCGTCGGCATCATTGCCAGTTCCACCAAAATAACCGATTAACTGATTGGAAGAGTTGTAGACAGCGACTTTGTTTGCAGATGTCTTGTTTATCTCAATCCGTTGAGCGCCAGAAACACCTGTAACTAACTCGCCGCGCAAATAAGCCGCGTTAGCGTAAAGATTTCCGCTTGCCTGATCTAAGTACCAACCAGTAGTCCCAAAATTAGCCGTTGTTGGTGGTGTAGGCCCGTTGTAGTTGTCGGATCGAATACTTTGGAAAATTGAAGCAGCGATTGGTCCAGTCCACTCAGTCGAGTTAGCCGGAACACCATCTACAGTTACCGCATTTGCGTTGTATCTGCCCTGTAGATACCAAATCACTTGACCAATAGATACTGCGCCAGCGCTTGTAGACCAACCAGCAGGAACAGCCGATCCTGATGTCGGGGTCGTAAATGTTGGAGCAGCAGCGTTTTGCGCTTGAACTTTATAAGCAGTGATTGACGCAATCCCGATTAACCCTGTACTGCCTGTTGGCCCAAGTCCTCCAGTGGCTCCTTGAGCCCCAGTGGGGCCTACCGCGCCCTGGGTTCCCGTGGGCCCTGTCGCTCCTTGCGCCCCCGTAGCTCCTTGAGCTCCTGTAGCCCCTTGCGATCCTGTAGCACCTTGATTTCCGGTAGGTCCGGTCGCGCCAGCAAATCCGACAGCGTAAGCAGTGCTTGTGCTCCAAGTGACAGTTGATGTTGCAGACGTTCCATTATCTGCATAAGACACCTGACAACCCCAGAGCGTCTGCCCTAAAACCGCTGCGCCCGGTACTAGCGACCATCCATTAGGGGTTGTTGGTGCTGTAAACGTCCCATTTGCCCATGTGTAAGTTGATGTCCCAGATGGGAATGTTGTTGGGCTTGAAACAGACCATTGATATAATTCTAAGATTGCTGTTCGTGTGCCATTTGTGCCATCAGTTCCGGCAGAGCTTAATACATTTGCAGTTGTCGCGCTCCACGTTACTGTTGATGTTGCAGACGTTCCATTGTCTGCGTAAACCTGTCGAACAATGTACAGAGTCTGGCCCGGGACGGACGCGGGTGGCGTTAAAGACCAACCATTTGTTGTCGCAGGAGCTGTGAACTGACCAGTACTCCATGTGTAAACTGATGTGCCAGATGGGAATGTTGTTGGGGTCGTGCTTGACCACCTGTACATATCTAGGATTGCAGTTCTAGTGCCACTAAGCCCCGTGGCCCCCGTCGGGCCTGTAGCGCCACCAGTTCCGGTAGGCCCCGTCGGGCCGGCAGGCGTGGTGGGCAGCCAACTCAAAGCTGTTGATATAGATGAAATAACCGATGCGGACTCATTGCCGACAACAAAGCCAAAATAATAAGTGCCAGACGCTAATGAAATATTTACAAACTTAAATGTTGATGAATTGAGGAATGTTTCGCCATTAATTCGTTTTTCTACACCCCACACTTTCCAATCCGTAACGGCTGGCGTGGCTACAGTGGTGTAATACAAAGTAATAATGTTTAACCTACCGACCGCAGGCATTGTGCAAGTTGCTGAAAAAGTCGGTGGGGAGGTTGATGCTGACACATCTCCAATAACCGGAGCGTTCGCAGCAGATATATAACCTGAAGATGGAAGTTGAGAGTTTGGCGCTGCTGTAAACGCTGTGATATTTGCGTCGTCATAAACGACAGCGTTGTACTCGGAAAGTTCTAAAGTTGCGCCAAGATTTCCATCATCAACCGTCGCCTCCGAGACTTTCATGACTCGGAACAGTTTATTTGTCCATCCGTAGTCTGCGTTCGTGATATCCACTACATCGCCAGCGTCGACTTGGATACCAGGATAGGTAGAGGTGATATTTACAATTAAATCTTCTCTGGCTTGCTCTAACCTCCTGTTGCCTAAATATTGAGCTTGTACAGAGTCATTTGTAAATTCTAATGTTGTGGTTTGCCTATTAGGAGGCTCGTTTGCATATAACAAACCAGCAGGAGTTTCCATGTAAACAAGATCTGGCTGATCTCTGTTTAGTTTAGAAGGAAATTCGATTTGTATTTGGTTGATCTGCTGATTTATATCAATAGCAGAAACTCTGACCTCACCAATCAAATTTGAATCATTGAAAGAAAAGGAAGATGACTCTGCTTTGTTGATGACAACTGACCACAAACCAGACGCTGCGTTGTAAGCCATCCAACTATCACAGCATTCTAGTAATTTTTCGACGTTATCTAAAACAGATCTTCCAGTATCAACAACCCCATTGATTCTGTATCGAGCTTGTGTTGCTGTCCCTCCGGCAGCAGGTGTATAAGTTATCGTTTGATCTGAATAAGTATTAAGAGCGGTTGCGCTTGTAGAGTCAACTAATCCTGTCATGCCAGCGCCGTAGCGCGTATCTGTCATATAGTCGTACCAAACATCTCCAGGCTTAGCTACAGCGCCACCTTTAGGATAATGCTTGCAATAAAACGTCACCGGCTGTAAACCTGTTGTTCCTGCATCAGTGTTGTAAGCTAGTTTTATAATCGCAAAAGCCAAACCATTCATCTGCCTACCTGAAGCCGGCCAACGCAAACCAGCGGCTATATCAGCGCTTCCCATAAACACGTTGGGAGCAGTTCCGTTTACTGGAGTTATTACGCCAGCATTTGTGGATGTATAAAGACTTATATAAAGATTACCGCTGATCTTTGTATCAACATTCCCACTACCATCAGTAAGCGAGACAACTTTTGTTTGATCGGTTCCGTCAAACGTAACAAGCCTGTCGCCGTAGTAAAACTTTGTGCGATCAAAAGAGAAGGTTGCGGAAGCATCTGACGATATAGAAGAAATCGCCAAAACGTAATACATCGTCTTTTGATCGGTCGAAAGAACCGCGTCAACAAAAACGCCACCAAGCCAAGCATCACCATAAACGACAGGGATTGAATTGTTATTTGCTGGAGGAACCTGTTGTCTTGCGCCAGTATCTTGAGATTGTGACGCTTTAGAACCAAATGCGCGGGTAACCACATAAGAGACAGCAAAATTTATTGCAAAAGTAGCCGCCGCTAATCCAATAGTTCCTAACGCGGTTGCTGCCGCAGCGGCAGAGCCGTAAATAGCAGATATAACAATAGATGCTGGCATGATCTACTCTCGAAAGAATGTGGCTTGCATAGGTTTGAAGTTGTATCTTGTGTAATCAATATTTGGCGAATTAGGCATTAGGCTTGTACACACAATATCAACACGCTTTTGATCTAGCATGTCTTGAGCAAGTTTGTTGAACCTCAACCACAACCTGCCACCAATAGATGTATCTCTGTAATCAGGGTTAACCCACCACGCAACTTCGTGCAATTCTTTTACTTCGCTATTCCAAAAGTTGCTTGTAATGTAAGCCGCAAGAAACCCCCGCAGTTGATCATCTACAAGAACAAGACCTCGACCAGCAATCATTTGCAAGAAAAGAATACGAACGTGGTCTTCGTTTTGTTTTAGCTTTAAAGTTTCTATACCTGATTCATCAGCATAGGCCTTCATCATTTGCAAAAGATGAGGTATGTCGTATTTTGTAGCGTATCTCATAGACCGCCCTGAGTTGTATCAGACTCACTACCAAGCAACAGTTGACCGTTGCCAACAGTAATTGGATCTGATTGAGAACCTGAAGACGGAGGAGCTCCGAAGTCAAAGTATTGACCTGAGATTGCCGCGACGCGACTCATGCTTGCATCTGATGCGTATCTTTGCTGCCAAGTTGTTAGATTTGTTTTTATACCCGCAATTCTGTTTTCTAAGATTGATCGGAATGATGTGCAAGAAATTGATGCTGTGGCAGTTCTGCTTCTTAAGTTATCGTTCCAATCTTCTGTGATTGAAATATTAGAGACAATGCCTTGATACCTTTTGAAAAATTGCGTTGTTGGGGTGGTAATAATTTGATAATTAGAGTCAAAAAAACCGCGCCATACTTCAATGATTGATCCTTTAATGTTTGATCCTAAGACAATAGAAATATTGGTTGGATCAATTCCTATTAGGCCAATAACCATATCTATTGATGTTGCTTTTATCTCTCGATTGACCGCGCCAACAGTAAGTAAATTTCCTAGCGCTGCGAAAGTATTACCATTTATTGTTATTGCCGCCGCCGCATTACAAGCAGCATATGTTGCCGTCGATGTTGTTAGTCTTACAAATTCTGCGTGGGTAATGCTTGCGCTTGAAAGCGCTGTCATTGGGGTACTCATTGCACATTCTCCCTAAAGACGAAATCAGCATCCCAATCAACAAACGCCCCGCTCGTCATTGGTCTTAATGTGTAAGTCGGACAAACCTCAGCAACCACAGTAAATGTACAAGCCGACCCTACAGCGGTAAGCGTTCCTGCTGTAGGTGTACCAATCACTGGCCTGTGCAAAGTCACGCTAACGGTCGATCCTGAGCCTCTCAAGACCTGCGTGGTGACCTTGTATGGGTAACTGCCTAACTGGATAAAGTCGCCAGCCTTGAACACAATAACCGAGCTTCCAACCGCAGGAAGATTGCCGACTGAAATCGTTGTTGCATTCGCCGCTGGCACAGAAGCAAGCGTTAGAGCTGCCGCTTGACCGCTTGTGAGTTCACCCTGATACGCGGTAAACCATTGCAAATTTGTTGAGCTAAATGTGATGGTTGCTGCTGTTTGTCTGTCTAGGTTGTCAATCGTCTGAATTACATCCCGAACTTGTGGGTAGTAAAGAAAAGAATGAGGCTTAACAGTAAATACCCAAGGAACGGTTGTGATGTATAAAGCAGTTCTAACTTGACCAGACCTAGAATATTGTTGCCCAACCATTCGTCGGTTATTAACCGTGATTGTCTGGCTAATATCAAAAATAGTTTGGAAGCTCATGTTCTGCCTCGTGGTGAAAGCGATTTCTGAGCGTAGGAATTAGCCGCCCAGACCGCTCGATTGCTGCCCATGATTCTTTCCTCAAAAGACTTAACGTCAATCGCTTGTATGTTGTAGTTGTTGATTGTCTGCCCAGCTCCGGCCATTACGCTGTTTGGCACAATTGTTCCAGCAGATGAAGGAACAAATAATTCTGGGCCTTTCTCGCCAACAACATACGGTTGATTGCCGTACACCGGGCCGCCACTCGCCTTAAACATGCCTAGAAAACTGCTGAGCATACTTGTTGAGTCACTAGACTTTGGAAGAAACGAATCAATCAGATTGTTAACCGCTCTTGTTGCATACTTCTGAAGAAGGCTTGTGAATAAGTTTTTGAACGCTTGCAGAGCCTTTGTTCCACCCATAAACGAACTGACAATTTCGCCGCCAAGTGATTTGAATCCATCCCTAAGATCTTCTAAGAGCAATTCTAGTTCCGACTTTTCTTTCTTGGTTGCCTTGTTGTAGTCTGCAAATGCTTTGCCCAAAACCTTAAAGTATTCTTCGCCCGTGACATAACCCTTTTCAAAAGCCTCGTCTAAATCTAGAACCTTAAGTTCTAAAAGTTCCATTGGAGTTAAAGCATCATTGACTTGCTTTCGCCAATAAGCCCACTCATCCGCATCTTTTGCGATCTTCTTTCCAGCGCTTGCAATTTCATCTGTAAATTCTTTAACCAAATTCTTGCGATCCTCGCCCATCGCTTTATCAGTCTCTTTTGAGAGCTGATCCATAACGTGATTGAAGGTCTGTTGCACATCCTTGTCGAACTTAAGCTGCATTAAGACGGTCATCTTACGAACACCAGCTTCGCCGGCAGCTTTGCGAGCCTCAGAGAGTGAAGCTATTGCCTCGCCCTCCGTGATTCTGCGGATCTGTTTATCAAGTTCTTCCAAATAAGATTGAGCCGACTTAGCCGCAGACTCAATCGCTCGTCTACCTTCTGAAATAGCTTTGGATTGAGCAGTAGTTAGCTTTTCCGTTGATTCTGTTGCCTTGGTGTAAAAAGATAAAAATTGCGTATACCACTTTCTGCCTTCGTCACTAGCTTTACTTAAATCTAATTGCAATCCGGTTACATAATTTCTAACGCTCTGAATATTCGCAGTGCCCGATTCCAATCCTTTAAGCGTGTTTAATAGCCTTCCCGCTTCATCTTCTGCGACATTTAAGTCTTTTGCTAAAGAGCTTGCAGCCCATCCAGCCGTTTTAGGGATAAGACCAAAAAAGAATTTGTTGTATTCGTCGCCTAGAGCTTTGGCTGATGCTTTAATTTCATCGCCAAACTTCATGCCAGATAAGCCGCGCATCTGGTCGTAAAGTTTGAGCAGTGCCGGCCCTGCTTCCTGGTTGTAGATCTCGGAAAGATCCTTAAGCGACATGCCAGCCTTGTCGTTCATGTCGGTAAAGGATTGCCCCGCAGCATCCACATCTTTAAGAATTTGCTCTAGGTTTCGCATCTCGAAACCGAGCGACTGCAAAGAAGCCTTGATGACAGGGATAGCAACTGCGGCTAATGTTCCAAGAACAATCCCAAGCATTCCAAACGATGAAAGAAGCTGAGGTAGTTGCTGGCCTAGCGCTTGCATAACGCTTGTGCCACTACCAACTTGCACAGCAAAATCTTGTACTTGATACCCTACATTTTGGGCCTGCTGTGCGAATTGCTTTTTAGATGTGCCAACATCTTTTATAGCCTGATCGTAAGATCTAGTTTGGCGTTCTACATCCTTAAAAGAATTGCCAAGATCTTGCGCTTTGCGCTTGGCTTCATCGGCATTCTTTTTGAATTCTGCGCTTTCAAGACCAAGACCGACTTGGAGCGCTGCAATCATCTTACCG